CTTGTGGGCAATCGCGGGTCGGTGTAAGCACGCCGTTTTCCGCATACTCTACATGAAGCTTCGGGGAAAACTCATGGTTTACCAATATCTTCCATCGCTCTCCATAATTACGGTTCTTCTTCGACCCATGAAAATGATGACGAATCACCCCAGGAACATATCCCAAGCGCAACTGTTTTACTCTATTCTGAAACTCCAATACACTATCTTTATAATCTTGAGTCGATTCCTCATTGAGGGCAGTTAACCCCTGTTGGATTAAACATAGCGCCATAATATTATCACCTGACCCCAATATAGCTTTATCGTATACGCCGCCCATCTTTTCAAAGGCTTTGCGCGTGCATGCCCATCCATATCCAGGGTGCCAAAAATTCAATGGCTTTTTCGTATACTGCGCTTGTTTAACGAATTGGTGACCAAAACTCGTGAAAATATTCATGGTTTCGTAATCCTGGTTCATATCTACACAGTGACTAAATACCTGAACGACGTCCTTGGTTCCGTTGAGTATTTTCAGCGTATCCATAGCCCACGACGGGTTCTCGAATTCTATATCGGAATCTATCCAAGCCATCGCTTTCCAATTCGGCGGCAAAAGGTGTTTGACACCTAAATTAATCATGTTTTCCTTATGCCATATCGGCGTCTCCGTTCGTATTTGTAAATGGCGCTTATTATTCGGATTCGTAATGATATAACGCTGCTTTTTGTATACCAATTCGACTACGTATACGACCACATCGGTCTCTTCTAATTCCATGCGGGTAACAAACTCTTTCAAAAGAATATATCTGCGGGCGTAAAGACACGGATTGGAAATTGTAATCACAACATGTAATTTATTGTCGATGGGTTCGTTATTTACAATGGCCTCTTTTATGATATTGCGGTTGTATTGAATGTTGTCGATTTCGATGTTATTAATAACCGTCATGCGTTTCTAGTATATATAGGAGTGCGATATATGTTTTATGTTTTTTCACGTAAAATATAATAAAATCTATATGTTTTGGTAATATAGACCCGAATGTTTCAAGGATTACCCTTTTTTAAATGTGAATATAAAAAGATAGGGTTTGAAGATATACAGTATGCCATCAAATACCCGCAGGATTTTATTTTGATAAATACTCTGTCGATTACAGAGCAGGAATGTCTGATTAAGTCCACATTGAATTACAGTGCCGAAGAAAAGCTGATGAATGAACTTATAGCGCAATATAAGTTTAAGACGTGTAAGTTGGTAGTATATGGTAAGAATAGCACGGATGGGACGGCGGAGAAAAAATGTAAACAGCTGATTGATTTGGGGTTTTCGGATGTCTATTTATATAGCGGCGGGTTATTTGAATGGCTCTTACTTCAGGATATATACGGAAGGGACGAATTCCCGACGACGAGTAAAATGGTGGATATATTGAGGTATAAGGCGGGGCGGGTGCTGACGAAGGGTGGTGCGGATACGTATAGGATTACATCATAGCGGGACTCCGAAGGAACCCGAAGGACCCCAGGAACCTTCGCAGTCCTGCTTTCGCTAATCTTATCTTCGCTTGGTAATGTGAGTCCTAATAGGCGCTTCGGAAACCCTCTTACGTTCTTTTCAGAGGGGAAAAAGGAGGGGGTTAAAGGGATGGGGTTAAAGGGATGGGGTTAAAGGGGAAACCGTAGGTCTCCCCTTAAAAATTGAATCTGCGTTTTTAGCATTAACCCGATTTAAAACAGAAAACAAAATGAAGTCTCCTAGTGCCATGCCTCTTATCATTTCCATTGAAGGAAATATTGGAACGGGCAAATCTACGATTGTAGAGAACCTGAAGAAGTATATGAAAGATATCCCCGGTGTTGTATTTTTGAAAGAACCTGTAGATATTTGGGAATCCATCAAGGATAGTAATACGGGCGAGACGATTCTCCAAAAGTTTTATGCCGACCCTCAAAAATATGCGTTTTCATTTCAAGTCATGGCCTATGCGTCGCGCCTATCTGTAATCCGTCAACAAATCCATGCCATTCCTGCGCCTGATATCATCATTTGCGAGCGGTCGCTAGAAGCCGATTATAACATCTTTGCCAAAATGCTACATGACGATGGTATGATTGACGATGTAAATTATAAGATTTATAAGCACTTTTACGAAGAATTTTCCTATAAATACGGATTGGATGCTGTTGTGTATATCGATTCCGATGCCGAAATTTGTCACGAGAGAATTAAAAAGCGCGCGAGGGAGGGGGAGAGCGGAATTCCTCTAGATTATCTTCAAAAGTGTAAGTCGTATCATGATACGTGGCTTGGTAATGTAGAAATGGAAAAGTTACATCTGAATACGAATTCGGACGCAACGTATGATGGGTCGGATATTGGTAGCGAATGGCTGGAGCAAATTAAACAGTTTATCCTTACTACGCATAGCATGAGAGAGAATAATTATGTTGATTAGCGGGGGGTTAATGTCGATACATATTATATGTCGGAAACAAAAGGGGATTTAGGTAAAATGACTGCCAATATGCCGCAACCAGTAACTACAAATTCACAACTTGTAGGCGGAAAGACGAGGAAGCGAAAAATGGTCAAGGATAATCGAGGCTCTTTTTTACGTGGCTGGAAAACCCAACAGCCGGGATATCATGACCGCGGGGTTATGTTGAAACGATGCGGGCGTAAGTGTTTTTTGGGGCCTAAAAAGTCCTTTCCTATATGCTCTAGAAATACATGTAAGATAAATCGTAAGGGGGTTTATGCGGCGTATATAAGGGCGCGAGAGTATATGACGATAAAAAAGAGAACCCCGAAGTATAGAAGGATAGCGGCCACGGCGAAGAGGTTATTGCGGCGTAAGTTTAAGTAGGTAACCCAGGACATTTTACACCCTTTTTTTATTTAAAACACCAACGAAGTGGGCGTAAATGAGTGAAAGGTAATGATTTTCAATGCGAAAAGGTGTAATAAGGTTATGTATAAGGTTTAACCGATAAAAGGAGGGTTCGTAAGGGAACCTTGGTTCCTTTACTAAAATATATAGCCGTGTATTATATATTCGTGTAATGTCTATCGTCAGGACCAAAAGTAGGACTAACAACCATAATGTGTTTCTCCAAAACCGTCTCACTACATTTACTAATCACCCAATGCATACCGGCGATGTTCACGTCGAAAAGGATGAAACTGTTTCAGGGAATTTAGACGTATCCGGGAATCTTACCGTCGGACATAACTTGACCGCCCATAATTTTTATGCCACTGGTAACTATTACTTGAATAATTACGTATTGATACCTGCTGGAACCATTATACAATCCGCTGCCATAAATGTCCCCGCGGGCTGGTTTGACTGCGACGGCCGCTTATTACATAAGGCTTCTTATTTAGACCTTTTCGGAGCCATCGGATATACTTATGGCGGTAGCGATGCCAGCTTTAATGTTCCTGATATTCGCGGCCGTGTGCCAGTAGGAGCTGGAGCAGGAAGTAATTTAACGGCGCGTGGTTTGGCTTCGACGGGCGGCGAGGAATCCCATACGTTATCTATTAATGAAATGCCTAGCCATACGCATAGTTTAACCAGACGCGCAAACTCTGATACCGGCACATATGATACTAATAATGGTCATCAGGATGAATCGTCGGCGGCGACGACGGATAGGGAGGATTTGGGGCTATTTAATACAAATAGCAATGGATCGGGGGCGGCGCATAATATTATGCAGCCGTTTATAGTATTGAGGTATTTGATTAAATATTAACCGCCCGAACCCAACCTAGTAAGGTCTACATGAGAAAAGGAGGGACGCGCTTAGCGTTTTTATTAGTTAAATGCCCGAACCCAACCTAGTAAAAGGATGGGGTTGAAGGGGTCAGAGGCCACTGCGTGGCCTCAACCTTAAGGCCATGAAATGGCCTTTGAGGAAACCTTGGTTTCCCCTCAAAATTGAATAACATGATTATATTCATTTTATTCACTAATACAACCCTTTATGAGTTTCAAAACAGTTACGTTAACCGCCCTTCGTGCTCTTATCAAGAACGTGGACTTAAAAGTATCTTCCGAGGGAAGCACCGGAGATGGAAAACATGAGGTTGAAGTTACGAGCCAGCTAACCAAGTTTGGATTCACCGTTATCGCCAACCATGTGAATGGAGTCCTGATTATGGATAAGAAGACACATACGCCCAAGCAGGATGTCGTCGTCGATGTCCCCGATGGTCTTTACCAAATTCCACAACCCTATATGGTAGGTAGTCGCGGTAGTTTCAATCCCGCCCCCGATATGTATATTATGTGTATTCAAAATAAAAAGGTGGATGAATATATTGGCATCGAATGTAAGAGCTCGTGTGGTTTGAAGCCCACCTGGAATGATAAACTTCCGCGGTCGTTCGCATTGGGCAATATTATATATTTGTTTACAGGGAAGAATAAAGAGGGTTCACATACGTGCCTATTTACGGGCGAAATCTTCTTTCGAGGAAAGGACCCGTGTAAGATTGATAAGATGTATGAGGACACGCGATTGTTTATGAAGGAACAATGGGACGAGGAAGAGTTTCCTTGGTTGAATGCCGAATTTCGTCGCAAATGTGAGCAAAAGAGGGCGTTTACGTTGGCGGAAATGGATGAGTTTAATACGAAGACGCTGGAGTTTTTGGAGGGCGTCGAAAGGTTTGACCGAAGGTGATTGTGCGTGGAACCTTCCTACGTGAATTTTACTATAATCTTTACTGTTTCTTTTTTTATACACTTACATGCCGAAATAGACAATTCTTCGCGCTTCTTACGCGTCTTCGTATTATCCGTGACCGATTCCTCCGAAGAAACCGTATCATTCGGGGTCTTACGCTTCGATGTGCTATTACGCTCATTCATATCGTCTTCAATATCTTGATAATTGGCCTCAATATAATCGATAATCCGGTTCTCAATCGCCCACTTAAAAAAGTTGAGTTGTCCGATGGTGGTTTCGATGGAGCTATCGGCGTCATAAGGAATATTGATTCTATCCCAGCGACAAAAGGGGTCCAGGCGGCGCTTACTATATGCCTTGAGTTTGAGCTTATAATCATTATAGACCTTAAAACGCGTCGTCGTATTATGGGCGGCGTCCGGCAGTTCATAGATAGTATAGTGTTTCTTGGCGTAATTGGTGACGAACCAATCTACAATGCGTAGGGAAATCTTGGATTCGCCGTTAATGACACGAATCATTTTATCTAGGTTTTCCTTGCGTTTATAAAAATCCATGAGGTTATTGAGTAATAGGTCGTTTTGAGTATGGAGACTGGATGCGGCGTATAAAGACATGGTTTGATTTATAAAATCATGACGGGAACACTTTATATTGTTTGTATTCGAAGAAAATATATAGCAGGGTTTCCTTCGGAGTCCTGCTTTCGCTTCGACATTTCGGGTAATTAAAAATCCTTACCAATATTCAGGTAGACTTCTATAATTATATTTTAATTGCCCGAAATATTGAAACGAAAGAAACGTAAGGAGAGTCTCACCCCGGATGTTTCTTGAACCCCTGCTATTTATGGTGTTTTAATTCTTTCTATCTAATCTAAGC